CCCATTCATGGTGGGACGAATATCGTTATAAATCAATGACTTACAGGCATTTGGTACACTTCTTGGATCACTGCGGCTTGAAACCTGGCAGGATCGGCGCTTTTGAAGTCGCTTCGCAAAATCCGGGTACCTCTGGGCGGGCATACGCCCCCACATATCTGAGTACATATAGGGCGGCCCTTTTGTGACAGAAGCGACTCCAAAAAAATCGGGTTCAAAAAAGAAAGTACCTGCTCTGACAGCGGCCCAAAAAAATAAGGCGGAGAAAATTGCGGAAGCCATCCGCGTGGTAAAGCTGCACAAAGCGCAAAACCGCCTAAAGTATTGGGAGCCATACGGCTGGCAGGAAGAGTTCTACAAAGCCGGAAAGGCTAACAAGCAAAGAATGCTGATGGCGGCCAATAGGGTTGGCAAAACTGCATCACAGGCCGCAGAGGTCGCGTTCCACCTCACAGGCTTATATCCAGACTGGTGGGAGGGTATCAGGTTCACCCGACCAACAAAGATATGGTGTCTGGGTGTGTCCGGTGAGCAGTTGAGAGATGTAATCGTCAAGGAATTGCTGGGTATGTACCTTGGCGAAGGTAAGTTTGATGGTTCGGGCTTAATACCTCAAAGGCTCATCTACCAGGTAACCCCCGCGATGGGAACGCCACGGCTTCCACGAGATGTTGCTGTGAGGCATGCGTCTGGTAATACAAGTTTAGTAAGTTTTAAGTCCTACACGCAGGGGCAGCATGTGCTTATGGGTTCAAGTCAGGACTATATCTGGATCGACGAGGAGCCGACCGACCCCACAATATACCCACAGTGTCTTACGCGAACAGCGACAGGTAATGATGGAAAGGGCGGTTACCTCGTCGGTACTTTAACGCCGGAGAACGGGATGACTGAACTGGTAAGTCAGTTCATGGACAACCCGAATAAGGGTCAGTACCTACAAAATGTGACATGGAACGATGCGCCACACATCACCGAAGAGACTAAGACTCAGCTTTTAGCGGCTATCCCTGAGTACCAGCGGGATATGCGGTCGAAAGGTATCCCGGTGTTGGGTGAGGGCATGGTGTTCCCCATAGCCGAAGAGGCTATAAAGGTCGAGCCGTTTGAGATACCGGCGCACTACAAGAAATTGTGCGCTGTGGACTTCGGTATTACTCACCCGACCACCTGTGTGTGGACGGCCTACGACCCTGACAGCGATGTCATTTATGTGTACGACGTTTATAAGAAGGAAGGCGAGGTTCCGGCGGTACACGGCGCTGTTATTAAGAGCCGTGGCAAGACTATCCCCTGCATATACCCGCACGATGGCGACAACACGGAGAAGGGCAGTGGTAAGACGCTGGCAGAGATGTATTTAGAGATCGGCGTGTTGATGATCGGCAAATTTACGAACCCGGACGGCACTAACTTTGTCGAGCCGGGGCTTATGGAGATGTTAGAACGGTTTAGAACTGGGCGGTTACGAGTGTTCAGCAATCTGGTGCCTTGGTTTGAGGAGTTTAGGCGGTATCACCGCAAAAAGGGAAAGATACATAAGGAGTTCGATGACCTTATGGACGCTACACGATATTCAGCTATTAGCGTAACGCGGTTCGGCCAGAACGCGGTAGAGCGAGAGCAATTAACTAACGGTTCAACAGGATATACGACAAATGAATATAGTTTCTGAGATTAATGAAGGTGAGTTGCTTTCCTCACTAGAGAACAGTATCAACGCCGCAGATTCATATGCTGAGAGCGAGATCGGGCAGCAGCGTGACAAGGGTCACCGCTATTACTACGGTCAGCCGATGGGGAATGAGCGCCCTGGTCGAAGCCAGCATGTGAGCATGGACGTTTTTGACGCGGTCGAGAGTGTTAAGGCCATGCTGATGGAAACATTCACGGCTGACCGCAACGTGTGCCGCTTCGACCCGCAAACCTCAGAGGATTTTGTGCCTGCGAAGATGGCGACTGCGCTGACTAACTATATTTTCTATCGTGAGAACAAGGGGTCGAAGGTTCTGCACGATGTGATCCACGATGCCCTGGTCGCTAAGACGGGGATTGTTAAGCGTTACTACAAGAACTACTACGAGTATGACGAGGAGACCTTCGAGGGGTTAGATGAGGCCGGGTTTAACCAGATCGGTGCAGACCCTGATGTAACAATTACTGAGTACGCAGAAGATATACAGTCAGGTCAGGTGCAAGACCCGCAGACAGGCCAGATTCTGGAGATGTCGCAGGTAATGTACAGCGGTGAGCTTGTCAGAAAGATCGACAAGAGCAAAATCTGCATTGAGGTGATACCGCCTGAAGACTTCCTTGTAACACCCCGTGCTACAGATGAAGAGGATGCGGATTTTTGTTCACACCGCACAAGCAGAACGCGTGGCGAGTTACTAAGCGAGGGCTATGACCCTGAGTTAGTTGCCAAGTTGGATGAAGACAAGGACATGCACGAGGACGGGTCGCTAGGTAGAGACTCTGTTGATGGGTATCGGCACGACGACTCGTATGAGGCAGACCACGACCGTGAGTATGTCACTATTTATGAGTCGTACTTGAAGAAGTACCGCGATGACTTGCAGAAGTGCGTTGTGCTGAAAGTGCTTCACAGCCGCAGAGTGTTACTGGATGTTGAGATCGTAAGCGAGAAGCCTTTCCGTTACTTCACACCTTTCCCACTGCCTCACAGGTTCCACGGTATGAGCCTTGCGGATGTGTTGTTCGATATCCAGAAGACTCAGAGCAGTCTGAAGCGTGGTGTGGTTGATCACACGTTTATGACTAACACCTCAAGGTTTATTGCTAATTTGTCGTTGGTTAAGAACCCACGCGACCTGCTGGATAACAAGGTCGGTGCGGTTATCGACGTTAACAGCCCGAACCCTGAGAACGTGGTTCGTCCTATGCCGATGCCGAACTTATCAGGCACCGTGTTCCAGGCGATTGAGAACTTAGAGACTGAGAAGGAAGCGCGTAGCGGCATGAGCCGCATGGCGCGAGGCATGGACAGCACTGTTGTGAGTAAACAGAACAGTTCTGACCTGATCACTCAGTTTATGAACGCGAGCAACCGCAGAATTATGGTGATGGCGCGTAATCTGGCTGAGAACTTCTTAAAGCCGTTGATGCACGACATTTACAGGTTGGCGATAGAGAACGAGAGCCAAGAGAAGATGATCCAGTTGGATGGGCAGTTCGTGCCTGTAAATCCGCAGTTCTTGGGTGATCGCACAGAGATGACTGTGGCTGTGGCCCTAACGCCTGAAGAGCAGGCGCAGGAAGCGCAGATGCTGCTGTCACTCGATCAGCAGTTCACGATGAACCCGCAAGACCCATCGGTAGGTGGTATGTACGGCGCACCACAGCGTCACGCGATGCTCAGTCGAGCGTTTGAGTTGTTGAACATTAAGTCAGCGGGTATGTACCTGTTCGATCCGAACAGCCCAGAGTATCAGCAGCAGCAGCAATCGATGCAGGAGCAACAGGAAGAGGCAGCATCTAAGCAGTCTGAGGTTGAGAAGTTCAACGCGGGTATGACAGCAAGACAGGTGGCTGTACTTGAAGGTCAGTTGGAACTCGACGTGATGAAAGAGCAAAACAAGATGCTGATCGAGATGGAGAACATGCAGCATGCTCAGGAAGAGAAAGAGAGCCGCTTGCTGATGGACGTGGAGAAACAGAACCACGACATGGAGATGGACGAGAAAGAACTTGTTGTTGAGAAGCAACAGAAACGTAACGTATCAATCGGGTGATTTATGCCAGTCGATGAGAAAGCACTAGAAGACTTTATTAAGAAGGCGCACGACAAAAAGTACGCCAAAAAGAAAACGCGGAAACAGGCGTTTGACGATTTTAGAAAATGGAAAGATGGAAAGTTAGACCAAGAAACCACGCTACCAAGACCCCCCACAAGGGGGCGATTGGCTAGTGCCAACCCAAAACCCAAACCAACCACTTAGTGGAGTTTATATGAGTAACGAAGATGTAGGTGAAATGGCATCCCAAGCGGAAGCTTCAAGAGAAATGTTAAACAGCGCGGTGTTTAACCGGGCGTTTGAAAACATGAATAGTTCTATCATGGATCAAATCCTGGCTACGCCACCAGAAGCTGATGCTGAAAGAGAACGTCTGTACGCCATGTTTAAGGCTGGTCAGATGTTTGTCCAACAATTTGCCGGACTCATAAACAACTACGAGTTGGCGACACAAGAAGAAGTTGTGTAAAATAGGAGAATACCCATGTCAGAAGAGCAAACCGCAGTACCGGACTCTGCTGAAGCAGGTGATAACGATATTATCGCTAGACTTACGGCTGTACTGGAGTCCCCGCAAGAGGAACAAACCGAAACGCCTGAAGAAGAGCAAGAGGTAGTCGAAGAGGCTACCGATGAAGTGATCGACGAGTCGCAGGAAGTCGAAGAAGAAACTGAAGAATCTGAGGAGGTCGAAGACCTAACCGACGAGACTGAAGAGGAATCTGAAGATGAACCTGATGTCATTACCGAAGGAACGATTGAGGTTGATGGTGAAAAGCTGTCAGTCGATGAAATCAAACTTGGGTATATGCGACAAGCCGATTACACCAAGAAGACGCAAGCTGTTGCCGAACAGCGTAAAGCCGCAGAAGAACAAACTGCAAACTACGAATCCACACTTAGCGCCCTCTTGACTGCCTCCGGTGCAGACCTATCACGTTTTGACAACGTGGATTGGGAGCAAGCGGCAGTACAAAACCCTGATCAATATAAGCAAGCCAAGGCTATGTATGAGCAAACGAAGCAGACGCACGATTTTATTCGCGCACAAGCTGACGAGCATCAACAGCGTTCCAAGGCACAGCAACAGACGGCGATGAAAGAAAACGCCAAAGAAAGTCTGACTGTTCTCAAATCTACAATCCCTAATTGGAATAACGATCTGTACTACTCGATTGGAGAGTACGCAACCGGATCGTTAGGTGTCACTACCGAAGAATTTAATGAGGTACATGACCACCGCATGATTACGGCTTTGTACAAGGCAATGCAATTTGATAGGGCTAAAACGGAAACGCAAAAGAAAGTAAAAGCGACTCCGAAAAAAACTTTATCGGGCAAGAAAGCTGAACCAAAAGACTTAGGTAAGAAAGACAATTATCGCAAAGCGCGTGACCGTCTAAAAAAATCTGGGTCTATGGAAGACGCAGTTCAAGCCCTCTTGAATAGAACTTAACTTTAGGAAATTTATCATGCCAGTAGTAGCAAATACTTTAAAAACTTACAACCAAGTAGGTAAGAAAGAAGATATCGAAGATATCATCTATGACATCAGCCCTACGCTGACCCCATTCACTTCTTCAATTGGTTCTAGCTCCGCGTCAGCCACTCTACACCAGTGGCAGCAAAGTGAGCTTTCGGCTGTAGGCACTAACGCCGCAGTTGAAGGCGCAGATGCAGGCGCTGCTAGTAACAACACCACAACTTTGAAGAACGCTAACACTCAAATCTTCACTAAAGTTGTACAGTCTTCAGGTACTTCTGAAGCTGTTGATACTTACGGACGTTCAAGCGATTTGCAGATGAACATCGCCATGAAAGGCAAAGAAATGCGTCGTGACATTGAGCATGCCTTCGTTGGTGCTTTGCAAGCAGGTACTGCGGGCAACGGCACAACTGCTCGTCAGTTGACCTCTGCTCAGAATCAGATTGATTCTTCTACCACTTCAACTGCTGGTTCTAACCGCGCTTTCACTGAAACACTGCTGTTGGGTGTTTTGCAGGACGTGTACGAAGCTGGTGGCGATCCCAACCAGATCCAGGTTACTCCATCTCACTCTGTAACTGTTGCGAACTTCGCGGCATCAGCAGGCCGTGAGCGTGACTTCAGCACTGGTACTAAGATCGTGAACAGCGTAGACCTTTACGTCAGCCCATTCGGCGAGTGTTCAGTTGTACCAAATCGCTTCCTTCAGGCGAACACTTGCCTGGTACTCGACACTGAGTATTGGAGCCGTGCTGTTCTGCGTCCAATGCAGACTATCGTTCTTGCCAAGCAAGGTGACTCTGATAAGCGTCAAATGCTTACTGAGCTTACTTTGGTTTGTGAAAACGACAAGGCTTCCGGTCTTATCGAAGCACTGAATGCTTAATAGCAACAAAACTGGGTGGCCCTTCGGGGCCATCCTTTATTTTTTTTTTGGGGTTCTTAATGTCCGGCGAGTTAAAAGCAAATATTCATCACGATGTAAGCCAAGACAAATTTCATATCTCACATTCTCAGGATGTCAGTGGAATTTTAGAAGCGAACAAACGCGCTAGAGAACAGGCCGAAGGAAAGAAAATGGGAGACATGGTTCGTGTAGCAACCATACCTGATGTCGTTGCCATCGAGTGGATGAACGAAGGCATCAATGTAATGTCGCCAAACCCTGAAGACCTAAGACGAATGAAGAAAAAGCTTAACTCACCTGAGTACGCTTACCTGCGTACAGGCGGCGGTAGATTATGAGCCTTGCAACATATGCTGAATTAAAAAGTTCGGTAGCTAATTGGTTAAACAGGACTGACCTAACAGCCGAAATTCCAGATTTTATTAAACTTGCTGAAAGTAGAATAGCGCACGAAGTGCGACTACCGACTATTGAAAAGACAGCAAGTATGACCCCTAACGCTCAAGGAGCCATTGCGATACCAGCAGACTTTCTTGAGCTAATAGACGTTTTTTACAACGACAAGCCGATTGATCGCGTCAGCCTTACTTATTTGCGTGGTTTAAGCCCGCAAGCAGGAACACCCACATGCTTTGCACGAGATGGCAAGGAAATAGTCTTTTTTCCAACACCTACAATGCAGTCATCAGACACGCTAGTCGTAAAGTATTTTTACCAGGTGCCTGACCTTAGTGATTCCGCAACAACTAACGACTTGTTTAAAACGATACCAGAACTCTATTTGTTCGCTTCACTATCTGAAGCGGCAACATTTTTAGGTGCTGACAACGGACGCTGGGAGCAGTCATATCAGACCGCATTCAACCGGGTAGTGGCACACGATAGGTCAGCCGAAGTTGCTGGCTCCAGTCCACAAATCCAAAGCGGGTATTAAATATGGCAGGTTTTTACGAAAACATTACAGTTAGCGAAGCAGTACCCAACGCAGCGGCAGACGCTGTAGCTGCTAAAGACGCGGCAGAAGCGGCGCAGGCGTTAGCGGAATCTGCTAAACAAGGGGCTGAAGCGGCGAAGTCGCTTGCAGAACAGCACAAAAATACCGCAAGTGGTTTTGCTTCGACTGTTAGCAGCGCCCAAAGCATTGCTGATGCCAACGTAGCGGCTACATCCGCAGATAAAACGGCGGCGGAAGCTGCAAGAAATGCGGCGCTAGGATATAAAAACGATGCCGTAACTGCTAAAAACAGCGCAGAGTCTGCTGCTAACTCCGTGTCAGCTAACGCCGCAACTGTTGCAGGTAAAACAACAGAAATAGATGCCATACATGGCAGTCTATCTAGCATCAACACGGTTTCTAGTGATCTCACAGGCTCAAACAACATAGGTGCAGTTGCGGCAATCCCAACACAGGTGGAGACAGTTGCGGGTATTGCAACTGAAGTCGTTGCTGTGCATGGTGATGCAACCGACATCGGCACAGTAGCTGGTGACCTCACAGGCTCAAACAACATAGGCGCAGTCGCTGGGTTAGCTCCGAAGATAAACACGGTAGCTGGACTCAGTTCTGAACTGACTTCGGTTCACGGCAACAACGCTGACATTACGACAGTCGCTACCAGCCTCAACGCTGGCAACATTATCGCTAACGTAAGCTCTAACATTGGCAACGTGAATGATGTAGGTAACAAGCTTACTGAGATTGAAGCTGTTAATAACGCGCTGTCAGATATCGAGGCAGTAGCTGATGACCTAAACGGCTCAGACACTATCGGTGCCGCTGTAGCCAGTGCCTCTGCTGCCTCTACCAGCGCAAGCAATGCAAGCTCCAGTGCATCCTCTGCATCTACCTCTGCAACCAACGCAAGCAACAGTGCTACTGCCGCAAGCAATAGTGCTACTGCTGCATCTGCATCTAAGGACGCTGCTTCTGGTAGCGCCTCTGCTGCCTCTGGTTCAGCCAGTGCTGCCGCAAGCAGTGCATCAGAAGCCTCCACCAGCGCAAGCAACGCAGATACCTCAGAGACTAACGCAGCCTCTAGCGCATCTGCTGCTGCCACAAGTGCATCAAACGCAGCAACTTCAGCATCAAGCGCAGCCTCTAGTGCAACTACAGCGACAACTATTGCTAATGACCTAGGCAACCTAGATAACGCTATTACTAACGCAGCAGGTTCTGCAACTTCAGCGGCTACTTCTGCTTCCACAGCTTTAGGCTACCGCAACGAAGCTGAGACTCACAAGAACAACGCCTACACCTACAGTCAAAGTGCAGCCTCTGCTGTTACCTATCAAGACCTTACAGCCATAGCGCAGTCAAAGTCAGTAACTGCCACAGACGTATTTGTCTATGACACTAGCAAGGACTCTGACGGCGGTGCATGGAGACATCGCACACAAGGCACTAGCTGGTACAACGAGACGTTAAACACTAGCACTCGTGGTGCAACTAAGAAGTTCCCTGCGGTTGCTGTGATTGTCGTTAAAAATGATGAGATATTAATCTATGACGGAGACGACCCTTCGTTGCCTCTTTGGATGAAGTTTGACGACAACGTAGCAGGAGCCTCTAGCACTTGGTGGGGAACAGGTTACGGTGGTGTCAACGGAAGCTGTGTAACGATGAAAGACGGCTTGCTCTGTGCAGGGACAACAGACACTACTAACTCCCATGAAGTATCAGGTTTATCTACAGTTAGTTTCATATCTGAAAAGCATTCAAAACATGGTGGTCTTTCAGGATACAAATATAGACCCATAGCAGAACGAGCTACCGCTTTTCAGGTAGATACTTCACATCATGCAGCTATGATTGTGGTTCATAAAAGCATCAACGACGTAGCCATGACAGTCCTCCCCAACGCACCTATAGACGCTGACACTGGACTACCTGTGCCAACCATAGCGGTTGCTACTGATGGTGGTGTGAGTGTTATTAAGGATGATGGGAGTGTTGTTGATATAACTTACAACTCCGCAGGTTGGGGAAAAACGGCACACGTTGCTTTTGGTAAGGATAATCAGATTCTTTTCTGCACCAATAACACAACCGCATCTTCTCTAGTACTGTCTGAAACGCCAATACCTACAGCGGATGTTTCTTTCTATGAGTGGGAGGTTGACCAAGGCGCTTATGAAAGACCTATACTTGGTAGAATAAATACAAGCGTGGCAGTTCCTAATTTTGTTGGAGGAGATTGGATTACAAACTTTGCAGCTTATGATGGTGAGATAACTACAGGCGCAGGGAAAGGTTTAACCAAGGTCGAAAACGGCTCAGACAACAGAACCAATTTGTTTAACTACATCACCTCCGACTACAACACAGGTTGGATGAACGGTGACATCAAGTTAGCCACCCTTTCGGATACTGATACGACTAATGTTACTGGGTCTGAGTTGGTTAGTAATACAGGCTTAAGTGATTGGGTTAATACGACTAGTGCAACATGGAGTAATGGCGCGTTAACGCTAACAGGTAACGCTATGACGGCTCAAAGTTTTGCCACAGTAGCCGGAAAAACGTATGTGTGGCTTGTGGATGTAACGGCTGGGTCTGCTGCTGACTTTCGAGTAGGTACATCGATAAACAGCCAGTCAATTTATGACCATCCTGTCAGTGTAAGCTCAGGCTCTTATGTCATAACCTTTACTGCCACAAGCAGTCTTACTTACATTACATTAAAAACCCACTATACACCGGGCAGTACATCCACAACTACATTCGACAACATCTCAGTACGCCTAGCAGAACCAGACCGCAGTGTTAACGGCAACGGTCTCCAAGTACACGGCACAGTCACTAAGACGGCTGTAGCAACGGGTGCTGACCTTGTGTCATTTGAAGGAGCGTCTGGCGTTTATTTAGAACAACCTTACAACGCAGACCTAAACTTTGGTTATGGTGATTACTGCGTAATGTTTTGGGGTAAACAAATAAGCGGTGATTTAACAGCAGTTTTCAGAGGAGACGCTAACGCAGGGGCAACTGGAGGTGCGGGTGGAATGCACATCTGGTTAAACGGTAGTCAGCTTAAAACTATTATTGATGGGGCATCCCAACAAATAGTCACACCTAAAGGAAACGGCAGTTTTGCACATTATGTTGTAACCAGAAGGAACGGCACAGTTTATTTTTATCAAGATGGTGTTTTGTTCCACACTTACGATGCAACAACTAGAAATGTAAGTAGAACTGAAGGAACAAAAGTTTTATCTGGCTACTACCCACACAACAACACAGTAAATAAACTTGCACTCCTACGCATCTCAGCCACAGCCCCAACCGCAGAGCAAATCGCCAAGATGTATCGTGACGAAAAGCCTCTGTTCCAAGAGAACGCCAAAGCTACCCTGTACGGCACTTCAGACGCTGTCAAAGCACTCGCCTATGACGATGACACAGAGTTACTACACGCTGGTACTTCAGCAGGTCGCTCAGTGTTTAAAGGACTACAGCGAGTATCCAACACCACAGACGCAGTTGGCGTAGCCATTAGTGCATCTAACGACTTAGTAGTAGAGGAGTAATATGGAACTAACAATAAACAAACTCGACACGCACATGTTCACAGACGGTATGTCTAATGTAGTTAACAATGTACATTGGACAGCCACCGTTGATGACATAAGCGTTACAGGCTCTACTCGACTCAATCCACCCAAGAAGACTTTCCAGCCGCTAGACGAGCTTTCGGAAGCTACTGTGAAGTCTTGGGTTATGGGTAGGTTAGACGTTGCTAGAGTGCAAAAGCAAATTACTAGCATCAAGGAAGCTGAAGAAAAGACTTCACTTCTCCCACCGTGGTCAGAGGGCTTTGCTTACGCAGAGCCTGAGAACATCACAGTCAAGCGTCAGACCTATGAGTACAAAGAGGCTGTCGCTAGGCTGTCTCAAGTGGTGCTGTCAGTAGGTCGTCCAGAACTTACAGAGATGCTGCCTACGGGAGAACAGGTGTACAACGAAGAGACTATGGAGATGGAAGATGTGTTGGCTGAGACAGTCACACAGACGCTCATAGAGCCTTTGGAAGCCACTGTAGAACAAGACACATATGACGAAGAGACTGGTGAGGTCACTGGTACTGAGACTGTACCCAATCCTCTAATCGTCACAGATAAACAAGAACGTGCAGCAGCACAGGCGGTAGTAGATGCTACGCCAGAACCTATTAAGGAGGTAACGCCATGACGGTAAAGATAAGCAAACCTGCTCTTAATCTAAGAGAAGAGTTAAACAAACTTGATAAGCCTTCTGGTATTACTGGAGAAACTTTACTACGGGCTGATACTGATGCAGACGCTAGAGCCACGCTGGGTATTGATAACTTTGAGCAGGTCAGTGTAAGCACAGATGGCGTGATTAGTGCTGATGGTTTGACTACAACAAGCTCAGTAGGTATTGGTACTAGCTCGCCTACAAGAAATTTGACTGTTCATGGAGGTGCAGGTAATTCCATTTTTGCACTACAAAATAATAGTACAGGAGCAGCCGCAGGCGATGGCTTTCAAATACAATTAGTAGGAAACGATATTTACCAATATAACTATGATAATGGTTTTATGGTTTTCGGAACTAACAACGCAGAACGCATGCGCTTGTCAGGTGGCAACCTGTTGGTGGGTAAGACTGCTAGTAGTTTTAACACATCAGGTATTGAGTTAAAGCCAGACCACTTGCAGGTTACTAGGAACTCAACAGTAACTTATTTTAACCGAACTGGAAGTGATGGCATTATATCTAACTTCTACAAAGACGGCACAACCGTAGGTAGTATTGGTACTGACTCTGGCGACCTTACCATATACGGCACTGTAGCGGGGCATACGGGCTTTAGATTTGGTAATGGTGAGGTCTACCCTACAAATAATGCGGGTTCTTTAAGCGATAACACTATGAGTCTTGGTAGTACCACTGTACGCTTCAAAGACCTCTACCTATCAGGCGGTGTCTACTTAGGCGGCACAGGTGCTGCTAACAAGCTGGAAGACTATGAAAGTGGAACTTTTACTCCTTATCTCTATGATGGCACTACTAGCGTTGCTTTAGGGACAGGGCATTATACTAAAATTGGTCAATTAGTTACTATATTTATTAATGCTTATAATTATGATTTAAGCAGCATATCGGCCACTGATGGTTTGAGAATTACTAACCTGCCTTTTAGTGCTACATCCTCTGCACCTGTCTCATTTGCTACAAACACACCTAATGGTAAACCTCTCGCAGTCCATGTTGGTGGTACAAGTACGTTTATTTGGGTAACAGAGGCTTCTGCCCTAGATTTCTCTTATGGAACAAAGACTAACATTGGGCTAGGAACAGGGAACGCTACTGTAAGAGGCTCTTTTTACTACAACGCATAACAACCATACGCCTATCGGACGGTAGGCACAGACAGGAGCAATACAATGGCTTTAGAAAAAGTAATATCAGAAGACAAGATTGAAATCGTAGGTGACTACAAGACAGTACAAGTACGAACCTGCACCAAGGTACTAGAGGACGGCGTAGAGCTATCCTCTGG